GAATTATAGGCGAAAAAAATATCATCGTATGGTATGCGTGGTCGCTATCGCGCTGGGAGCAAGTACGTATGCGTGGTTTGCAAGCAACAATAGCGTAAAAGCTAAAAAATGAATGTAACTGAACAGCAAATGTTAAGTTCTTGGAAATCCAGCATGCCAAAGAGACAATTAAAAAACCACTTTCCCTGTCCCCTTGGCTTCCCTGTAGGAGATATTATTTGTAAGTCTTTTGATATTCCCATACATTAGGCGATGACTTAATACCCGTTTTGTAAAAGCATTAATAGAACCAAGGGGACACCTAAAAAGCCACTTTCCCTGTCCCCACGGCTTTCCTGACTCTTGGCCTTTTGGATAAAATTGAAAATCCCTGTGATGGCACCACAACTGCCAAACACAGAGATTGAGTTAGATTATAAAATTACGTAAAACTGTCAATACTCTTATATTTAGTTTGTTGCACCAGCACAGAAACCGAAAACAGCATTGATCTTGTTTGCTTCACCAGTCAAAGTTGTAATATTGGCGGCAGTACAATCTTCATCACAGCCTTCCATCCAGATATAAGCTGTTACAGTACAAACATCCTCTGGATTTGCAAATGCGTATAATGTGTCCACTTTTGCAGTAGTTGCAGCAGTTTTCTCTACAAGAGCACTCGAAGTTGCATTAACGGTTGTAAGCACAGGAACTTTATTATCTGCACTCATATTGTCAGTTGAAATAACATCCAGTGCTTCTACACCTGATTTGCTTCCGTCTTTAACAGCCCTTGCAACACCATCCGCAGTTCCATTTGTTGTATTAGCAGTTCCATTTCCTTTTTCTCCATCTACCTGATAGAAGAACGTTTTGTTATATCCGTTTTTGTCTGTTACAACTAAAGCAACACGAAGAGTCTTATCTAAAGTAGACGTTGTCTTATCTGCTCCAGTTGCATTAATAACGGTATCTTGATCAAGGTACAAATTGCAGGCCTGAGAAGCTTTAATCTGAAAGGTTTCTGTAAGATATTCTGTATTTGCTGTTGTAGTGCTATAAGTATTTACAAGCGACTGCTTAGCACCATCATCACCTACAGTTGCCCATTCATTACTCTTCCAGAAAGTCATCGGAGTAGTTGTAGTTTTTCCGGTTGTTGATACCGGAACCATTGCTAAATTCTTATCATTAGTCATCGTATGTGTAGTTACCCAACCAGTAGCAGAACCATCTGCACCTTCTGAAATCAGAAGCGCATAAGCTGCACTAGCTGATACATCAGCACCAGTTGTTTTAACCATCGTATTGTTCACAAACCAAGCATATGTACTTGATCCCAGCGCTACAGCGGCAACCAATACCATGGCAACCTTTGTTTCGCTATTATTTTCTCGTCAGATTTTTCTTATTTTGTTATGCTATATTTGCAAGAGATTTCACAGAAGAAGGAAGGAACGTATTATGACAGAGAAAACAAAAAAAGAGAAAAAAGTGATAGTGATTCCGGCGCGGGAGGATCGTAATTCAGAAAATGGGCAGGAGAAGAATAAGCGCCGTGTGGCGGCGTATGCCAGAGTAAGTACCAATAAAGAAAGCCAGCAGACAAGCTATGAAGCACAGGTTCGGTATTATACAGATTATATAAAAAAACAGGCAGACTGGAGCTTTGCAGGGATGTATGCGGAGGAAGGCGTAACGGGCACCTCTACACGAAAACGGGTGGAATTTCAAAGGATGATCGATGATGCTGTTGCAGGAAATATTGATCTGATCATAACGAAATCAGTCAGCCGTTTTGCGAGAAACACGGTAGACAGTCTGACTGCGATTCGTCAGCTGAAAGAGCATGGAGTCGAGTGTTATTTTGAAAAGGAAAACATCTGGACCTTTGACACAAAAGAAGAACTTCTGATAACGATTATGAGTTCTCTGGCACAAGAAGAAAGCCGCAGTATTTCCGAAAATACACGCTGGGGAATGCGCAAGGCTTTTCAAAATGGAAAAGTGTTTGTGCCGTTTCGACATTTCCTTGGATACGATCGTGGTGCAAACGGAGAGCTGCAAGTGAACCTGGAACAGGCAGAGATTGTGCAGATGATTTACCAGATGTTTTTGGATGGATATTCTTTTTATAGAATTGCTGCCGAACTGACAAAAAGAGGAATTTCCACTCCCTATGGGTTGCAAATCTGGAATGGACGAACAGTAAAAAATATTTTGCAAAATGAAAAATACAGGGGTGATGCATTGCTTCAGAAACGGTATTCCAGAGACTTTCTTGACCGTGAAATGCGTAAAAACGAGGGCGCAGTTCCTCAATATTATATTGTTGGAAATCATGAAGCAATCATTGATACAGAGATGTTTCAGAGAGTGCAGGAAGAACTGAAAAGAAGAGAATCCAGGTATGGAAAATAACAAAAAGCTGAGGGTTGCAGCGTATGTGAGAGTATCTGAAGAAACAAAAGAAACACAGCATTCTTTGCATGCGCAGGAAGAATTTTACCGAA